ACACCATTAAAAGATGTCATCATGCTAGGTTGAATACTGTTTGCACCAGGAGTGTTTTGATCCATCAATATACCCGAAAGAAATATTATGAAGCAAGAATCTGTACTTGCTAGTGCTGTAGTGAAAACTATTTGTCCTCCGTTGACACCGTAATCAGTCGTAGGTTTCTGACGAACTCCATTACGAAGAACAGCAAGATCTTCAGGGACTGCAGCTGTTTGATTGATATTATAAGTTGTTCCACCATTACCTGTAAGAGTTTGAGTAGGTGTAGTTGTTGTGAAATTTTTTGTTACTGGATTTCCTAAATACGCCATGTTGTCTCCTATGTGCTTATATTATCAATAAATGAAATCCAACCATGCAAACTTGAAGCCGTATCACTTTGAACTTGAAGCACATCGCCGTTTTGAAGTACGATTTTTGACCCTCCATCTATCGCCTCGTATTGTCCACCTGCTGCAATAGGTGTTTTATAAACTAGGAATGAATTTGCTGAACCACCACTTGCAGTGCTAGTTACAAAGACATTAGCTTGAATTGTTGCATTTGTAATATTTACTAATCGAATACCAATAAGGGCATCATCTCCATTAGATGTTAAAACTGTTCTAGCAGTAGTTCCAATAGCAATATCACCTGAGCCATTGAAAGGTATTTTTCTCTCAAAATCTTGTGCCACTTATTTATCTCCTATTCATATTTGTATCAGAGGGCAACGCTAAGGGCAATCACAAACCCCGCTGTTACACCTCCAGAAACTGTTAATGCACCGCTACTAGATAATGTTGCATCACCTGAAACAGCAACTTCTTGATAACTTGTACCGTCACCAACTAATATTTTTCCTGAAGTATTATCAGGCATTTTCAACAAGGACCCAATTGTGAGATTAGCACCTACACTTACGTTGTTGTCAGGATCTTCAATAACGGCCTTTGATGCTGGCATAGTACAAAATATGTCTTTTGTGCCTGCACTAAAATTTACAGCATTATCGCTATTAGAACTACTAATAACAGTTGTTCTTGCTAAGTCTGAACTATCTCCGTCTAGAGTTCCTAAACCAACTTCAAACTCAGATGTTCCCGGATTAAAGATAGCGTAGTAAGTTGTATTACTATTACCAATACCCGAAGCAAATGTTTCAAATCCTTGAACCGCACCACCTAAAGAAAAGGTCCCCGTTCCTGTTGTTGTTGTGGTTTCTTTTACTCGATCATTAATTATAAAAGCCATGATATTTTATAGCACTAAGCTACCTCTCTGTCATCTACTTCTGTCCATGTATTTGTAGCACTATCATCCACTGGTGTCCATGAATTAGATACACCTGGAGATACAGGAGACCATGCCAAAACACCTGGAGTTCTTATGGTAACGGTCATTTCTATGCCTGTGGGTTCAGCTATTGTGACGGCAACACCCGATGCAGTGCCTGTTGCTGAAGTCATGGCAATACCACTAGGTGTAGCAACAACGCTTGGAACTGAAACTGCAGTTCCTATGGCGGCTGTTAAAGCAATACCTGTAGGAGTTACAGTTACACTTCCAGTAAATGTTTCGGTACCTATGGCTGTGGACATAGACTGTCCATTGCCTGTTAAATCAACTATAAGGTCACTTGTAAATGAGGATGTGCCTTGTGAGGAGGATATTGCTATACCTGTAGGCTGAGCAATGACTGCACTAGATTGTGTGGCAGTTCCTATGGCAGAAGTAAGGGCAATGCCTGAAGGTTGATTTACTACATCAGTTCTAATTGAAGACGTTCCAACAGATGTATTAAGTAAGTTTTCTGAACCGACAATAATTGAAGTTTCACCACCAGCTTCAACAGAGTAAGCTCCGATGTTTTGTATTGCTAAAGCCTGACCGCTTGGTGTTGCGGTAACGTCGGGAAGAAATACAGTTACAGAGGCTTGTGTTGAACTAACTGCAATACCCGTAGGTGTAGCAGTAACATTTGCAAATGCAGTTTCTGTGCCAATAGCCGTTGATAGACTCTGACCCGAGACAGCTACAGTTACACTATTTATACCTTGAGCAGCAAACGAATCTTCAGCAAATGTGGTTTTACCAAAAAACATAACGCTTTACCCGGCGTTACTTTTAAGTAATTCTTAAAATAGCACTAGATGCATCATTAGCTGGGAATTGTACTGTGAAAGTTCCTGATGTTGATGTTTTAACTGCACCAAAATCTAAAACCATAACTGCTGCATTTGTATTAGTTGTTGATGCATCAGTTGAGTTATAGATAACAGCTGCTTGAGCTGAAATAGTTGCACTTGTAAAACTTATATCACTGAAATCAATAAAAGATGTATTGTTGGTTTTTCCAGCTCCTGTACTTGTTAAGTTACCACCACCTGCTGCATAAGTGCCTGATGCACTAACTTCTTGAGAAGTTATATATACTGTAGTTGTGTTACTTAAAGATGCTGACGCACCATACAAAGCTAGTTTAAATTGATCTCCACCAGAGGAACGAAAGTCGTGTTCGCCTTCTAACAATTCCTTTTTGAAGCTATCACATATTGCTTGTGTAATCGCCATGGTTAGTTACCTCCTGGAGCCACTGATTTCAACGGCACACGCAGGACTCCGTCTGCGTATTCGTCTCTTCGTTTTCTACCCATTTGTGTGGTAGATAAACCTTGTACAGCTTGATTGTACTTTTGTTCGTATAATTGCACATATGTAGGATTTTTCAAGTACGAAAAGGCTTCCGACACTGTGCCATATATTAAAACTTCAGATGCTGTATTTGATAAATAGGTAGTAGTAGAAGTTCCAGAAGAACCATTACCAAGTCTTTCAGGTGTTCTATTATACCATAATTCAACAGTTATTGCTGCATTAGGAGTAGGGGCTAATATAAATGTATTTTGATCCCAATTGGCATAGTACCTTGGAGTGCCTGTATTGTTTGTGCGATCAACATTGTATTCATCAATAAAGGTAGTATCTCTTTGTTCCAACCAAGTTCTATCCGCATTTGCATCAACTATTTGTATGCCTCTTTCAAAGTCAAAATCATCTGGTACAGTTAAAAAAGGAGTGCCAATAGTAAGAGAAGAGGTTGCGAACTTTCTGAAAGCATCAAGGTCTAGTTGTTTTTGTATTTTATCTTCTACATTAGTTATAAATACGTTAATTACAGAGTTTGATAATACTTCAGAACCTACCTCTGTATAATTTCTTACATTGTCTAATAATTCGCTATAGTTCATGGTGTCAAAATTTCATTACCCATTCCTGAGTGTATTCTACAATAATAATACAATGTTGGTGCTCCAATTGCTACTGTAATTTCTAAAGCTCTTGTAGTTGCGGAGGAATACCCACTATCGTAAGCAGATTGTGATACAGATGACCCATTTATTTTATATATAACTCCAGATGAATAGATTGATCCCCCTGCATGAATTCCGTCTGATGTGGTGCTTAAATAAAAAGGATGCCCATCGACAGTATTATCACTTAGATTAAATATAGCGGAACTTCCTTCATTTATAGTTATTACGGGTCTCTCAACACCATCAATATAAAAAGCATTACCACCGCCAGTTTTACCTGCAACAGTAACTGTGTAGGAGGTAACAGCTGAGGTTGATACAGTAGTGGTACCAATTTTTGTTTGCATAATTAATTTTTTTAAAGGTGTTTGAGGCAACATACTTGAAGAAGTAGTTGGATCAGACCCGTCAGCTGGAGAGGTTCCTTGTACTGTGGTTAAAAAAGCACTATCTCCAGGCTCCCCTAAAAATACAGTCATAGGCATGGGTTGTGAAAAAGTATCAAAAGTAGCATCATCAGGACCAGGAGGTGAGTTGTCTTTTAGAACACTTGTTGATTCAACACGTGGATCTTTAAGAGCTTCTGGATCAGGTGCGTGATAGGGTGGATCTAATTGTGGATGTTTTGGTTCAAAGCATTCAGGACAAACAAACAATCCATTCCATTCTTTTTGTAATTGTTGATACTTGTATTCCTGACCACAACGATCACAAACAGCTTTTGAAAATGTTCCTGATGCAAATGCCATACTTTACCCCGACGGATAAAAGTTTTGTGGCACTATATTAACTGAAGTTGATTGACTATCTTCTACTAATGCTCTCTGTAACTCCGCTTCATACCTTCTTTCTAATTCTTGTGAAAGTTGAGGAGCAATTTCTTGAGAGGTATAATACGCCAAACCAGAAACCAAACATGGTAAAAATCTATAAGGTGCATCAGCAGTATTTGTATACGCTCCCACATCTTCGATTCTTCCAACATAATAATAGTTTAATTCTGTTCCAGTGGTGTTAGGTGTTAAGAATAAATGAATTTTTACATTATCTAAATTTCTTTTGATGTAGTATTGACTAGGAGTACCTTGTGAACTTTTGTTAGGTAGATTTTCATATTCTGATCTTGAAATTTTTGTCATGGTCGTATCAGTGTCACCATTTCTAAATACAACTTCTAAAACGTCTGACGCATCAGAGGGTGCTGTATAAACTGTAGTTCCCGCTGTCAAAGTTTGAGTGTGGTTTTTTACTTTCCAGAGGTGAATACCTCGGTTACCCCATTCTGAAAATAAAAGATTAAGATTGTCTCTTGCTGCAGAAAGCTCATATCCAGTTCGAATATTTGAACCACAACGAGCGTACGCACGTTCCATAAGACGATCAATACTTAAATCAAAATCAGTAGTTCCCGAGGTAGCCATTATTTACTTTTTCTTTTTATTTTTCTTCTTTACTTGTTTTTTGGCTTTACCGCCACGTTTCATAGCCATTGGCTTACCGCCTCTTTTCATGGCTTGTTTTTTCATTGGACCCATGTCGTTTCTCCTTTTTAAAAAGTTTTTCGTATGTATCTTGGCGAGTTTTTACAACATCATCGTAATACTCTGCCGGCCACTTTTTATAATAACCTATCTTATGTAGTTTGCAACTTGCATCATAGAGTTGTTTAAACTTTTGAATTAGCATCATACTATACATATATTCAGGTTCCCAATCACAGTCATCATGTGGATTTACAAGAAACTCTTGATCTTCTACTGTAGCAGGGTTATTTGGGTGAAAGCCCATAAAGTAAACATCACGTCTATTATAAGTTTTATTATAAAAATCTATCTTATCTTGAAATTTTTCTTCATCGTATTGTTCCCAAAAAGGGTCACAAAAAATAATAATATCGTGTTGTTTTTTATTCCAGTCATTTAGAACAGTCGTAAGGTGTTTTTCGTATTTAGATTTGTCAGGCCTTACTTCAATTCTAAGTTTATTATCTCTTCTCCATTTTGCTGCAAACGGGCATGCAGGAAAACCTATGTGTTTGTTCATTGGCTCTAAGACATTCTTAGACCAATTAATTACATCATCTTTTATTTTTTCTGCGAGTTTTTTTCTTGACAATTGTTTTGACCATGGTTGGTTTACCACCAGGATTTCCAGCTTTTTGTTTGCGCCGAACGGCACTTGATTTTTGACCTTTTGACATAGCTCTTGCTTTTGCTATGGGGACGCACTTGGGATAGTTTTTTCTTTTCTCTCCGCCGCTTCTACCACATTTAGGGTATGAACCGTCAGATTTTTTGTTGGCTATATCGACCCAATTATCTTTCACCCAAGCACGTAAACCCTTTTTTGCCATTATACTATTTGGTTATAAACGGCCCATAGAATAACAACAGCAACAACAGCAACAATAGTTTTGCCTTTTTTGTTAAGGTTACTCCATTTACTCCATATTTTTTCCATGATTTGCCTCCTTAGGTGAGTGTGGTTTCTTTCCTACGTATTACTCCGCCACAAGCAGCAGCTATAATTTTACCGCCTTTGGCTTTTCTATTTGCAGAAACTAGTTTTCTTGATTGAGATAATTCATTTACAGAACCACCGAAGGCTTTTTTCTTAGCTTTCTTTTTTCCGCCAGGAGTTACCTTTCCTGAACAAACTGCACTAGCATACATATTAGCATATGCGCTAGGGTAGACTTTAAATCTTGCCTTTGCGGCGGCTTTTCCTCTTGCGCAGAGTTTTCCCATTTTTTTTACCTCCAGGTTTCATAATTTGTTGTTTCATTTGTGAACGTCCTATAGCCATTAAAACTCGCTATAGTTTTTTATTAAAAACTCTTCCATCCATGACATCTTATCATTCACAGATTTTATTTGTGTTTTAATTACAGCAATATCCTGTTGCATTTCTGCAACACTATCAGCTTTCTTTTCTACTGCATTTAAACGTTCTGACCACATACCCCATGTCATAGCTAATGTGGCTAATAATACAAGATAGGGTAAGACTGTTTTAAAGTCTATCTTAGTCGACATATACAATCCTGATCTGTTTTACAATTACACATTAGTATACTCCTCATTTTGATTTAGCGGACATGCCACTTAAAGGGTTATTTAAAGCCTTATCTATCTTCAAGTCAAGACTTTCTTCTAGTAATTTCATTTCCTCAAGAAGCTCTCTTGCATCTTCTTTTTGTCTATCTTCCACGTCATTCACAATTTCGGTGACGTGACGCACGTCTTGTTCAACGTTGCGAAGATCCGCTTTAAGGTCATCTTTAAGTTCCCGACTAACCTGCGATATTAGATCTATTTCACCTAATATAATTTCTAGCTCGCTTTTCAAAGCATCTAACTGTTGTGATACTAACTCTATTTTTGCTTCTGTTTGTGTTTCTACAAGGGCAATCTTCTTATCAAACCCGCTAAGGTCCGGGGCCGTATACGCCTCAATCTGAGCTGACATATCTTGAAATTTTTTGAAAGCCTCAAAACCACCATACAAAACACCCACAGCACTACTCAATGCTAGGATGACTGCCATCATGCGTCCACCTTTAAAAGAAACGCCGCCTACTGAGACTTCTGCCACTGTGAGTTCACCATATCATTCATTGTTTGATCTTGAGCCATGTTAAACAACATACCATACTGATCATCTATTGTCTTGTTTAAATACTCCGTAACATTTGTGTCTTGAATATATGACTGACTATCAAAAAATGTTTTTGTGTTACCTAATATCTGCATAACAATCAAAGTTTTTGTTTGAGCAGCGTCATCGTATCTAGCTTTATCGTCTATCTTTTTAACAATTTTTGTAGCTGCTTTTTCTTTATCTGATACTTTAGGTTCCGATGCTTTCTCTTCTTCTACCTTTTCTTCTTGATCTTCTTCTTTTTGTGGTGTTTGCGGTTCTTCTGGTTCTGGTTCCTGTGGTTCTTCTTGAGATTCTTCGATAACCTCTTCTTCAGGCTCTGGCTCAACTATCTCTAATTCTTCTATTTCCATTTCAATTTCAAGTTCAATCTCCATTTCAACTTCTACAACTTCTGTTTCGATTTCAGGTAGATCAAGCTCAAACTCTTGTATTTCAAGTTCAACACTTGCATAAGTAACTTCTTCAACCTCAGGCTCTATCGAAGTAAATTCTATTTCTCCATCATCCATATTTACATCATTAAATTCAAACACCTCTTCGACAAAGTCGAGTTCAACAGGATTAAAAATGTTTAAATAATATATTTCTTCGATTGTTGTTATTTGTTGAGTTATGATTGTATTGATTACATTATAAAAGACATCAACTGTTACATCATCAAACAAGGGACCGACAGCAAGATTAATATCTCTACCACCTACTTCAATAACTATTTTATTTAATACACCAGCGAAATCGAAAGACCCGTTATAAGATTGATAGCCGGTTGATACTCCAGATTCAGACAGGATGTCAGTACCTGAAAAGACCTGATTAGTTCCGTTAAGTCC